TGTGGTGGGAGAATATTTAGATGCAAATTTAGGAAACTCTATAGCTAAATCTTTTGGTATGCCTCCTGATGGTACTTTTTCTAAGATAGCAGGTAAAGCTATAAGTAGAGGTGCAATGGGAGGTTTAGATGCTTTGATATTCGGTGGAGATGTTAAAGATGCAGTAATTAAAAATGCTGTTGCAGGAGGTGCAGAAGGTTTAACTGTTAGTTCTTTTGAAAATTTAATAGCTCCAGAAGATATATCTTTAATAACCGAGAGTACAAATTTATCGTATGATGATGTAATGGGACTGACTTCATTAAGTGTTAGGAATGGAATATTTTCTATAACACAAGGTGGAGATTTTTTTGATACATTTAAGGAAACTTTAATAGTACATGGTGTTCCTACATCAATAGGAAACTCAATAGACTCTAACTTTAAATCTAAATTTGCAGATAACCCAGAAAGTTATCAGTTATTTAAAAATACAGTATTAAAATTATCAAGTGCTTATACAGGTGCTACATTAAAAGGTAGGTCTTTAACTGCAGAAGAACTTAAAAATATTATTATAGAACAGCCTATACAACAAATATTTAGAAAGAAAGTAGTAGACCCTGTAAAACAAACAATACAAGAAGAGGCTTTTAATCCGTTAAAAGAACAAGCTAAAAATTTATTTAAGAAGAAGAAAGAGAAAGAAGAAGTTTAACTTGGCTACCTAACTCCCCCTTACGGCTACGGTTAGCCCCAACGTGAAAGGAAGTAAAATGGCTGAAGCACAAGCTATGGAAGTACAGAAACAAAAAGTAGCAGGATTTGCAAAAAGAAATACAAACAAAGAGAAGATAGAACAAGAGGAAAAAGAAATAGCAGAGTTACAAAAAGCACAACAGACTGAAGAAGAGGTAGTAGAAAAACAAGAACCTGAACCTGAAAATGCTGAAGAAAGAAGTTTTAAAAAAAGGTATGGTGATTTAAGAAGATTTGCACAAAAGAAAGAAGGGGATCTTCAAAAGCAGATTGATGAGCTTAAATCTCAACTAGACACAGCTACTAAGCAACAGATTAAATTGCCTAAGAGTGAAGAAGAACTTGATGAATGGGCAAAAGAATATCCTGATGTAGCTAAGATAGTTGAAACAATAGCTATCAAGAAATCACAGGAACAGTCGAAAGAGTTAGAAGACAGGATTAAAAAGATTAATGATATGCAAGACGATGCACTGCGAGAAAAAGCAGAAGTTGAATTGCTTAAAAAACATCCTGACTTTATTCAGATTAGAGATGAAGATCAGTTTCATAATTGGGTAGAGGCACAACCACAGTGGGTGCAAAAAGCCTTATATGAAAATGAACATGATGCTATGTCTGCTGCTAGGGCTATTGACTTATATAAAGCAGATATGGGCATTAGCAGTAATAAGAAATCTAGTAAAGAAGTACAGAGAGAAGCTGCTAAATCTGTTAAGACTTCTTCTAAAGAATCCCCTGAAGCTATGGCAGAGGGAAGTACTTTTAAAGAATCTGAAGTAGAGAAAATGCAACCTGCTGAATATGAAGCTAAACAGGATGCTATAATAGCAGCTATGAGATCAGGGAATTTTATCTATGATTTGACAGGTTCTGCTAGATAGTACTTGACATTCAAGGATTTATCAGTAGAACTGTAATTCACATAGGTCTAGCTATACCTTGCCCACTTTGTGACACCAAGGATATAGCTAAAATAAAGACAACGCAACGAACAATTTAAGGATTACCTGAGACTTGATTGCCCATACTATACAGCTAAATAGTATGCACCAATAAAAGACAGCCCCAAAAGGAATTGTGTAAGTTATGCGTTTAATTACTTATACATTTTTTAAGGAGATTTAAGATGGCTTTCCCTAAGGCAACGGGGTATCAAAACTTACCTAACGGTAATTTTAGCCCTGTAATTTACTCTAAGCAGGTACAACTTGCTTTCCGTAAATCATCTGTTGTTGAAGATATTACCAATAGTGATTACTTTGGTGAAATTGCAAACATGGGTGATTCAGTAAAAATAATCAAAGAACCAGAAGTTTCAGTACAGGCTTATAGTCGTGGTACTCAAATTACTGCTCAAGACTTAGATGACGAGGATTTTACACTTGTTGTAGATCAATCTAATTACTATGCATTTAAGATTGACGATATTGAGGCTGCACATAGCCATGTAAACTTTATGTCTTTGGCTTCAGACCGTGCTGCTTATCGTTTGAGAGATCAATACGATCAAGACGTTTTAGGTTATTTAGCAGGTTATCAACAGTCAGCTAAACATGGTGCTCCAGATACAGCTAGAAGTACATCACCAGGAACAAATGCTATTTCTACAGCAGGTAATGATGAGCTTCTTACAACCATGAAATTAACTAAAGAAGACTTTGGTAACATTAACTCGCCAGGAACAGGTAATTCTATTCCTTTGGCTCCAAGACTTCCAGGACAAACTTCACAGTCAACAACCACTGCTACATGTTTACAAGTTATTAATAGAATGGGCAGACTTCTAGATCAACAGTTTGTTGATACAGGAGACCGTTGGTTAGTAGTTGACCCTGTGTTTATTGAAATATTAAAGGATGAAGATAGCAGATTGTTAAATTCTGACTTTGGTGGATCTGGACTACAGAATGGTTTAGTTGTAAATAATTTACATGGATTTAAAATTTATGTATCTAATAACTTACCACAAGTAGGTACAGGTTCAGGTACTACTGGTGCAAGTAATCAAAGTGCTAACTTTGGTGTAATTGTAGCAGGACATGGCTCTGCTGTTGCTACAGCACAGCAAGTATCTAAGACAGAAAGCTATCGTGATCCAGACAGCTTTGCTGACATCGTGCGTGGTATGCACCTCTATGGTCGTAAGATTTTAAGACCTGAGGCAATTGTCACTGCTAACTTTAACGTGGCTTAAAGGAGATAGAAAATGGCTACAGTTGACGTATCAAATGGTATCAATGCAGGTACGCACCCAAGTCGTGCTATTCGCAAAGAGCCATATAAAGTAGAAGTTGACGTTAATCTTGCTACTGCAACAACCACTAAAGGTTCTGCATTAGCATCGGCTGACGTTCTTCAAGTAATAGATGTACCTGCGAAAACAATGGTTTGGGGTGCTGGTCTTGAGGTGGTAACACCTAATGACGGAGACTTTCAAGTAGACATTGGTACAGGTGCAGATCCTGATGCTTTTGCAGACAATTTTGACTGTGATGGCACTTCAACAGGTGACATGACAGCAATACCTGCTGCCTATGCTCCATTAGTTGTATCTGCTGATGATACAGTTGATGTAGTACTTGGGCCTACTGCAGGTAGTGCATATCCTACTTCAGGAGTATGGAGAGTATATGCAGTCATGCAAGACGTATCAAACGATCTAGGGCCAGACGAAGTAGATCGTGACCAATTAGCTTAATTATTAATTAAGTAAACTACATGGGTGGCTCTAGGGGATAGGGCTACCCATTTTTTTTTATAAAGGATTAAAGATGGCAATATCACAAGCTATGTGTACCTCTTTTAAGAAAGAACTTCTTGAAGGTAAACATGACTTTAATTCTGCAGGTCACACTTTTAAAATTGCTTTATATTCAGCAGGTGCAACACTAAGTGCAGGTACTACTAACTTTACTACCTCTGGAGAAGTAGTAGGTGCAGGTTATAGTTCAGGTGGTATAGAACTTACTAAAGTAGATCCTACAATAAGTGGTACAGTTGGTATTACTAATTTTGGTACTGCTACTTTTACTGCAGTATCTATTACAGCTAGAGGTGGATTAATCTACAATACAACTACTGATGGTACTTCAAGTACTACTAATGCAGTAGCTGTATTAGATTTTAGTGCAGACCAAACTGCTGTTGCAGGTAATTTTGTAGTTAGTTTTCCTACAGCAGATGGAACAACAGCAATATTAAGAGTAGAGTAAAATATGTCTAGTCATATTAGTTTTTCTAGATATGGAACTGCTGTATTTGGTACAGATAGATATAACTCACAAAGTGTAGCAATTACTTTAACAGGAGTATCCAGTACTGGTGCAATAGGTAATGTATCTATAGAAGCAGTAGATACAGGAACAAATATAACAGTAAGTGTTAATGGTGTAAGAACATTAGCAAAAGTAGGAACACCTATAGTTTCACCTATAGTATTTGATTTTAGTACTGTTAAAGATAATTATGAAAGACGTAGAACAGCTTATGTACACAGACGAAGTAACAATGCAGATAGAACAGTAAAG